GGCTTTTAACCTCCCTAAGGTCCGACAATTTGATCAAATCAGTTTGTCTTTCCAATAAGGTAATCACACGAAAAACTGTGAGGGAGTTAGTGAGTTCTCACTCGACTAACCTCATAGAACGATTACAAACCCCGAATCTTGGTCACCTAAGATCTTAATGAGAGCTTAAGTTTCCTTTCTTTATTTTTCTAATTAGATTGCTCTAATAGCGAGTCTTCTTGATTTACCAGTGCGTAACTAGTAAACCAAGTCTCTTAATTATTGGGCTATATCTAAAATACCTCTTAACTTGGTCTCTTCCTTTTAGGAGGAAGACCTAGAGCTGCTCTACGAGCATTATCCCTTTCTTCCTTAGATAAATGACTTAAGTCAGGACCTGAAACCGAAGTTGTATCAACTGACGATTTCATGAAACCTGGTTTTAAGAATTTATCAAGTCCGAATTTTATAAAATTCTTCTGTTCGGTAACAGGAACTTCCTTAGGAACCTCTTTTCAGTTAAGTCATAAAGACTTAACTTGAAGAGCTTTCTTAGCGACGTTACTGTCCTTTACAGTATCATTTATAAAATCTAGGATTTTAAGAGGATTATCAACTACTTCTTTCCGGAGATCCTTAGGGTCCCGGAAGAAAGTAAGATCTGTCCAAGTACTTTCAAGATCTCTTTCTAAGTCAAATAATTGACTAAAAGAAAGTTTCTTGAACTTACTTGTCTCTATAAATTGATCTCATTCCATATGCTCTAATGCATTAAAGAATCTCTCTAATTCTGAATATTTATTAATTTTAAAATTCAGCATTATTGACATATTCTCAAAGCAAGAAGCAGGTGGAAATGTAAATCTGGAGAAATCCGGATTCTTTATTTCTACATATTCTGGGAAGAATCAAGAAAGAACATTTGTATAAATTATTCTCTCTTTTCAACTCAGATCATATAGATAACCAGAATCTGGTTTCTCGCTATTTACTAGAGGTACCAAGAATTTCCAAGCTGGTTTCAATTCATTCACAAAATAGTTATCGGACATTATTCTTTTGTATAATCGCTGACATCTCAGCAATAATGCAATTTTATAATTGTCCTCCGCTATTTGAGCGAATCTAAAATTCTTATGAAAATCCAAAGTATCCGTATCGATATCAAGTTTCTGACCAGATATAATTTGGTCAAAAGCTTTGATTAATCGTTTCGAATCAACTGAATCTATTTTCTTTCCGAAATAAGATCAGGGATTTTTATAAAAATTAAAAAGTGAAATCAGTTGGAGTCATGTTATACCTTCCTTATTCAAACATTTTTGAGTAAGGAACCCTATAATAGAGTGTATATAAGCGTTTTTCTTAGAATGTTTAAGTGATTGAACAAGAAGGAAAGATCTTT